TATTCCGCATCTTACATACTGTTCAAATAAAAGTTTCTGTGTTTCTTCATCAAATTTCATATGAGGTTGAGTAAGAATTTCAGGTTTTTGATTAAACTCTTTAAGATCTTTAGGATCTACAAGATATGTATTTCCTTGAACCATTACTATAAATTTATCTCCTATTTCGCCTGAAATAAATCCTGTTTGCTTATCATATTTTACTTTATCGTGCATTTGAAGCGCTTCATTAACTGATTCAGCTACAGATTCTGGAACTTTTGATATTTCTGGTTTAGATGTATCAATTTTTCCTGTTTCAAGTATCTTGTTTATTAAAGGCATTACTTCTTTATGAGAATCTCTTCTTATGTTCATTAGACATTTTAATGCTTCAAATATAAGATTTATTTCTTGTTTGCTAAATTTTAACATAACTATTCAATTTTATTTTATATATTTATATACTCTTATTTTAATTTGCATTTTTCTCCGTGATATTGCACATAGTGCCAAGGGTAAAAGTATTTTAAGCAATACGGACACTGTATTTTAGGAACAGCTTTTGTTTTGTTACTCAGTTTTTCTTTTGTTGTTTCGGAATGATGTTTATCTTTATTCCATGCAGGCTTTCCTTTAAGTGATTTTTTTAAATTGTTTTTATGTTCTTCTGATCTGTTTTTAGCGTAATAACTTTGTTTTTTCTTGGTTTCTTCAGTATAAATATGCCCAAACATTCCGTTATCTTTACCAAATAAACCGTGCCCAATTACTTTAGCTCTAATTTCTGGCCTATGCATAGCTTCTTTGGTTGCAATCTTTATTTTCTTATTTAATTCTTTTAGTTTTTCGTCCGCAATTTCTTTTCCATATTTTTCAACCCAGATACTATATGTAGATAAACCTGCTCGATAAAAGCCTTTTCGTTTATTGGGCAAAAACCTATTGTATCCATTAGGGTGTAAAGTATTGTATTGCATAATATAAAAAGTTTCACCATCTAACATATCGGAAACATTATCATAATATTCTAAAATTTTTTTAGTAAAATTTTCTTTTCCGTATATTATATAATCTTTATCTAAATATTTAGATGTACCCATATAGCTATCATTATTAGGATCTTGCGCATAACATATTTTACTACCAACATACTGTTTTTGAATTGTGTTGTTTGTAATAATATATACGTAATAAAACGAAGGTTTCATTTGAATATAAAGTACAAAAGGAGTTAATTAACTCCTTTTGTTATTTATTTTTTAGGACGCTTTAAATATACTTTCTTAATCTTTTTGGGTTCGTTGAGATCATTAGGATTAAGATCCTTATTAAAATTTGTTCTCTCAAGATTTTGGTTTGGAGCTCCAGCGGCTTCTTCTTTAGGTTTATCTTCAGTATCTTCAGTTTCTGTTGGAACTTCTTCACCTGTTTCAACTTCTCCTTCAACAGGCGTTTCATTGCCAAGATCTAATTCTGCGGTTCCTTCTTCGCCTCCACCAAGTTCTTCTTCACCTTCTGCAGGAACTTCTCCACCATCGGGAGTTTCAGGTTTTTCAAGTTCAGCTTCAGCATCTACTTTATCAGCATAAGCTTCAAATTCATCTGCGCCAAGATCAACTTGATCTTCTTCAGATGAAGGCATATCGCTTAATAATTCTGATTGATCATCATCAAACGTAACTGAAGATGCTGGACCTCCTGCCTCTGGAGCAGTAATACTGGCTTTTCCTACAACTGTTCCAAATTCATCACTCTCTCCACCGGTGCCAGGTTCTGTTTGGCCGCCAGTTCCTTTAGCTGCCATAGCTCCTGTAGGAACTACAACAGTATATGATTTACCTGATTGATCATCTTGAACAGTTATATTTAAATTTTCATTTACATTAATAAATGATTCTACCTCATTAAGATAATTTTTATACTGTTCTTTAACTTCTGTTAATTCCTCTTGAAGTGATTTAATAACTTCTGAAGCAACTACATGTTCAGGACCATACATGGAAAATAAATCTATTTTGCCTTGTAATTCAGAAATATAATCGCTATATTCTTGTTTAGTCTCATTTATCTCTGATAATACCTTTTCTTTATTAGGAAGGATATCGGTGAAGGTTTTTGAAACATCAAATCTCATGTGTTCCATCATAACCTTTTCGGCTTGAATCGGATTAATATTACGATAAAAAGTCGTTTTATCGTTAATAGGATCAAACGTAGTAATGAAAATATTATCTCTTAATTTAAATACATCAGCAGCATAGTTCTGATTTTCTTTAAGATATACTCTTTTAACAAAATCAAGTTCAGCAATTTCATCAAAATTTTCTCTAAGCACATTTACTATGTTAAAAAAATCAGTATTCCCAGACCATTCTGCAAGTTTAGCAGATTCGTTTATTTGATCGACTGAAAACTCTTTACCGTCAATGATAGTTTTATTCTCGGTTAATACGGCTTCTTTATTACCTATGAAAACCTTAATATCTTTCTTGGAAATTTCTACAGCTGGAAGATTAATAATCTCGCAAAGCGCTCTAAAGGATTCGTCAAGTTTATTTACTTCAACATTCTTAATTTTATTAATATTGTTTCCCTTCTTAACATAATAAGTTCCATGAACATTAAAGAGAACTTCATTTTCCCCTAAATAAAGAATCGGCGAGAACAGTTTATCTTCAATATCGCATTCAGCATTGTTATATTCTAATTGTAACTGCGTGGCATCAAGAGTAACAATATTTAAAATATCTTTAATAAATGGATCATAACTAAATTTAACAAGTGTTTCTTTAAGAAAACTCTTATTTTGTTCCGTTTTATCATTAAGATAATTTTCAACAACATCTTCAATAACAGGAAGTAAATAACTACTTCTTGTTCCAGCCATAACAGCAATTATCTTTGAAATATCAACATCATTCTTATATTGATCGACGCGACTAGCAACAGCATTTAATTCAGTATTAACTGACGGCAAATAACTATAGCCTGATAGCGCAGAAACGAATTCTTCGTGAAGAAGAACTTCTGGAACATGTTGCTCTATTTTATCTCGAAGATTTTCAAGAATCATTGCCAAGGTTGGCTCAAAACGTGATTCTTTTTCAAGTAATCGATTAACGGCGCTTCTAATACCTAAGTTTTTAATGGCGTATATTCTTTTTTGATTACTAAGCCATTCTTTAATGTAAGAATCGGACGTATGTTTTTCTAGACCTTCGAATAGATTATTTAATGCTACTCTTTCAATTTCAATCTGAGCATCAAAGGTAACTCCATTGTAAATTGCGGAACTAATTGCGCCAATGGTTGTTTCACACAATGTTTTTACTTCATCTATAGATGTTTGAGTTTTTAATTCATTAATTTTTGCTATCATAGCCACATAGTTATTTGATTTAATGATAATATTTTTATTTATATATTTTCTTATTTTCGAATTTTTTATCCAAAATCTTATATTACGGTTAGGTTTGTTATAACTCCGTATGGCTGCATATTATCGGATGGCGATAATGTTATGCTATGTCCCACAGCAGAGTTAATAACGTATAAATTAATGGTTTTATAATCAATATTTCCAGGAAAGGCGATATTTCCATACGGAAGAGTTACAGGATTACTTTCATCTATTTGATATTCAACGATATTAAAATATAACGACGTATCTCCAGAATACACAACTCTATTATTTGTATCTCTCATTTCCAGCACGGCGTATAAAGAAGCATTAGGCGTCGGGGATATAAAATATCCGCTGTCTACTATATAAAAGGAAGAGACATCAATTTCTCCTGTAGATATATTTGGAGCTATTTTAATTACAGGCGGACGATATGCTTTAACTGCAGAGGTTGTATCCCATAATATTTCAGGCTGTTTAAATGATGTAAAGGTTTCTGGGATATTCCATACGTAATACTCATGATTCGTTATGCCTTTTTCCACAAGAGTTTTTACATTGTCGGTGCTTAATGTCCACGCGACATCTACTTTATTAATAACGGCATTCTCTTGTTTATAATCCCATTCAATTACCAGCGGAATTCCTTTAGGAACAACAGTATTATTATAGCTAGTTGTAATCGTTATTTGACCATCATTATTTAAATCTTTTTTATCTATTAATCGATATCCTATACTTTTCATATAAGAATTGGCATCAACTTCCGTAGTGTTATCAAACACTGGTTGATATGCTTCTACTTGTAAACTAAATTTAAGTTTTATCTTATTATCTTGTTCAAAGGAATATTCAATATTTTTTTCTATGGCAACATTTTCTGGAAAACCAGCGGAGCAGCCCATTCGCATTCCTTTATAATATACATAAAAAGTAATAGTTTTGTAAAAAACTTCTCTTATTATTTGTTCTATTTTTAATCCGGTTATTTGTGTGTCTAACCAAACTTCACAATCAAAATTAACATTAAGAGGAATTAAATAAAGAAATGCTCGATATGTTTGTAATTGACCTGCAACTTCCTTAAGGAAATTAGCTTGAACATATCTTGATGTTGTCCTTGCCGAATCGATTTCGGAACCAGTATATGTAATTACTCCTCGGGGAATCATATCGAAGTTTCCATCGGCGGGTTTTGGAGCTATGCAATCCCCATAATGAGTATAGAAATCTTGCATAAATCTTTCATCGCCTGACATATTATAATACCACGGAACTTCGACAGTTTCTATTTCATTGCTAGACCATACTTGTTCATAAGTGATTTTGTTATTAAGTATGTTTAGTAATCCTGCGATAACTGCACGAACTAAAATATTTTCATTATTATAACGTTGGTGTAAGGCCATTAATCTTCTTTATTTTCTTCTCTTTCAGCTTCTTTAGCATCTTTATATGCCTTTTTCATGAATTCCTCGTGTTCATAATACCTTTTAACTGCTTCATTATATTCTTCTTCGGATATTTTTTTAAGCCCCGTCGAAAACATATCGAGTACAATTGAGTTTCCATCTGGCCAAATAAATTCATATTTCGAACCAAAACCCTGTTGCTTTGCACGAATATAAGGAACGCCCAAATCTGTATCGTAATAATATCTCTTTTTTTCTAAACTTTCATTAACCAATCGGGCTTTCATTTTTTCTTTATTTTATTTATTCATCATTATTCGACAACCACTATTCTTTTCATAAATTCTGGCGGAAACGCTTTTCTATTATTGTGAATTAAATCTGCAAGAGCACCATCAAGTATATACGTAACGGCCCAATCTGTTTCACTTCTAACAGAACGTCCAGTCCCCTGCAATACATTAATTATCGCTTTCCACCGGTACCAGTCAGGATCTATTTTAAGTTTTGTAGCGACAAATTTGTCACTCAATGATAAATAAGGAACTTTTGCAAAAATTTGAAATCGTGACCAATCATCCTTTAAATCTAATCCTTCTAATAATGACGGCCCCATTATTATTTTATTCTTATTTTGTTTTAACATTTCAAGAACCTGCCGTTTCTCTTCAGTTCCATTATATACAAGAATTCTTCGTTTATTTTTGTGACTTAGTCCTGTAAATATCTTTAGCGCTAAATCGTATGACGCTGTATGTATAATTCCACTTTCATCGTGGTGATTATCAAGTATCTCATTCACTTTGTCAAAGAGCCAAGGGAGATTCGCATCTATTTGGTTATATGTCATTCTTCGTTGATTGTAAAAATAAATAGGCGAATTTGTAAAATCGAAACTTGAATCCATTTTAATATACTTTGCATCTTTAAGAGCAATGCTTCTTAAATATTTTGAAGGATCAGCAAATGTGGCACTCATTAACACAGTAAAGCCTGTCCATTGATGAAAATATTTATGCATCATATAAGATTCCTGCAAGCAATTAAATGTTAATTCGTTTTCGCCTGTGGGATTTTTTACTATGTTTCTTGTAGAAGTTTTGTCGATAATTTCATTAAAATCTTCCACTTTACAGTGTAAATCTTTTAGCCAATCGGATAATCTAAGAGCTTCTCTCCATTCCTTAGGGGGATCACTATGAGGATAATCATCATTCACCTTTGTTTTTAATCTTTCGATTGACGACAAATATTCTTCAAATGATTCTTCGATTTCTAAAAGTATTTCATGAAGATCATTTTGATTTTCCGTTTGAAACAATTTCTCAATACATCTTTTTATTGCTCGATAATCACTAAAATGATCTCGAACTTTAAATACAGCAAAAAATTCTGTTAGCTTTTCAAGTTTTTCTGTTGTTTTGGGATCAAATTTTGGCGAATAATGATTTTGAATTATATCCAATATTTTATGGCCTTCATCACATACAGTAAAATCCCTCGGAGGGAATAAGGGCTTTTCAAGTGTTTTGTTAACATAATTTTGCATAATTAGCCAGTACGCATAATTTAATAGTGCAGTCGGGGATTCTGATGCTAGATCTCTAACTACAAAATATGGGCATGAATCGTAGCAAGACATTGAACGAGGAGGTTTATTTCTAATTCTGCAAGTTCCTAAAGAATTTTTCTCCATATTATCAATGCAAATATAGTTGTCTATTCCTTTTATGGAGCCCCAATGCAAATTAAAACGATTAAAATCTTTTTCGTATTGTTCTTGGAGAGATATGTCAGAAGCTAGAATATAACCTTTATGATTATTTTCATTAAGAATCCATGCAGTGGCCATGGCAATTAATGATTTGCCACTACCTACAGGCGCGTCTATAATCACAACATTTTTAGATTTGTCAAAATATGTTTTAATTATTTCTATGATAGCTTCTTTTTGTCCTTTGCGCCAAATAAAACTTTCTGCTAAAAAAGTTGTTCGGAATTCTTCGAGTTTTGTTTCAATTTGTTCTAATGTCATTGATAGATAGATATATTTAAGTTTTTATGACAACAAAAGGCTTAAGTTTTCCTAAGCCTTTTTTATTTTATTAAATAGTTTATTTTACATTGCCCCGCCTTGCGCTGTTATATTTCGATATACTTCATCAAACATCAGATTTGCTGCTTCATCTGCTGGGGCGTTTTCCTGCCAATAATCTGCTACGCACATATATAATCCATAAGGAGAATCACAATCATCAATAAAAGTTTTTAATCTTTCTTTTGTTGTATTTGTGTATTTTAAGTCTTTAGCAGATAATTTTTCTGTTAATCTATCCCATATAAAATTAGTAACTGCGTCTAAATAAGTTTCATAATCTTCTGGAGAAGATTTTTGACTTTCCAGCCATTTATCTATTTGAGCATTTGCCCAATCATCTTCGGCTTTTGATATTTCGTTTACTAATTTTGCTCTCATTTTATAGCCATTTATTTTCTATTCTTTTAACAACTGCTTTCACCAAGTCTGTTAAATGATCCTGATTAACTTTTTTCTTTTTAAGAAATTTATCGAAAAGATTATCCGCAGTTCCTAATTTAAGAACATCTGTAATAAATTCATATGCAAGATCATCCATCGTAAATGATTCTTGTTTCTTTTCGTTTAAATGTTCTCTAACTAATTTCATATTTCGTATTCCCTTGCTTGTGGCTCATCAAAAATTCCTTTATCATAATCATCCTCAGGCTCATACCATTTTCCGCATAACATGCACTGGCCTTCTCTATTAGTATATCTTAAGCAATCATGGTCTTCTACTTCTTCATCGGTTCGAGGATCATATTCGTGTAATTGTTCTATTTGTCTTGCAAATTCTTCTCGTCCTTGATCTTCTTCTGCATATCCTTCAAATACCATACGTGCTCGATTAGAACTATTTTCATTTTCAAGAATGATGTCTCTAAGGAAAATTTTCTTCATTTTCCCATCCTTGAGTTTGAATAAAAATGCGTTATCTCCTATTTTTGCCATAGGAACGCCATTTTGAAGTTTTCCTAGATCACCTTTAAGTCTAAACTTAAGAATTCTTCTTGAAAATTCTGGCATTTTAATTTCATTATTTAGTGCCTTAAATAATTTATCATCAAAAACATCTTCTTCTTCGACGGCTATTTCATCGGCAGTTTCCATATCTGTTGTATCAACATCTACTTCATCAGGATCTATCATTTCATCATCGTCAGTATCACCCCACGTATCAGGCGCATCGATGCCGCGAGATTTTTTAGCAGGTTTTTTTGCGTTTTTTCTAGGTCTTCCTCGCTTTGCGAATTCATATAAAGACTCTTCAACCATGATTTTCTTCATATTTAATTTTTATTTTTTAGATTCATATTGTTTAACGGGTCTAACTCGGGTTCTATAATTATGAACTCTTCCGAATTTATCTAGCCAGAAGCCTTGAGCTGCACATTTTTTGCAAACTCCATGTTCATATTTTCCATGCGTATCTTCTCCGCAAGAAGGACACGGCATTGGCATATCCCAATCCCAATCATCAGAACTTTCATACTGAAGACGGCTTAAAGGATAATGGCCTGTTCTTCCGTTATTTCTAATAGCGCTATGAGTTGCAAACGGCGTCTCATTGTTTTGGTTTACGAATTTGGCTCTCATAAATATCTACTTTATTTTATATATTAAAAAACAAAAAGGAGAATTTTATTCTCCTTCATTTAATTTTTCAATGGTTAAATCGCTAAAACCAGCGTTTTTATTTATTTCTATTCGATAATCAAATTGCTCTATCGGCAATGGGCTATGATTAATTACAAATATATTCATTGCCATTTCTTTTGAAATCTTTTGAAGTAATCCGATAATGTCATAAATGCCATCTCCATCGATTGAGGAAAGCACTTCATCTAACATAAAAATATTCAATCCTGGGTACTTATGTTTAAGCATTCGAATGATAGAAATTAATACAGCAAGATCTACCCTTTTCTTTTCTCCGGTGCTTAGCGTATCGACACCTATGTCAATTCCTAAATGTTCCATATCGGGTTCAAAATCAGAATTAAACGTTAAACGATATGGAAAATGAAGTTCGTTAAGCGTATATTCAATCTCTTTATTCAATGTTGGTAAATAACTTTCAAGAATTTTCTTTTTAACGCCTGCGTCGGAATACAATTGCTCTAATACCGAAAGATATTTATATTCTTCATCGTATTTTAATTTATCATCCGATTTTTTAATCAATGATTCTTTGTTTTCCGATATGATATTCTGTATACTTTCAAACTCGGCAGATTTATTCATCTTTAATTTCGCTAATTCAGCTTCAATAAGTTTGTATGTAGTTTGAATTTGAATAATAAAATTATCAATTTTCGCTAATCCTTGATTAATGCTATCTAACGTTGTATTATATTTTTGTTCGTCTTGTTTTATAGATTCTAATTCTTGACTCTTCTGGGAAATACTCTCTTGGAGCTGTCCTTTAATTAAATCGAATCTTGCTTCATTAAACGGCGTTGCGCAAGTTGGGCATTTATCTTGATTATAAAGATTCATTTGATTACGAAAATGTTGTAATTCTTGAGAAATTTTTGCCTTTTGTCTTACGAATACTGTTTGTGATTTTAAAATATCTGCCTTTTTAGTTTCCCACTCTTTTTTCTTATCGTATCCTTCTTGAAGTTTAGGCTTGTATTCTTCTAATCTTTTCGCTAATTCTAAGATTTTAGCACTGTTATCTTCATTTAATTTAATTTGAAGCTTTTGAAGTTCTTTTACAGCAATGTCGATATTGTTTTTTATTGTAAGAATATCTCTATCAAAAACATCCATGTTAAATTTTACATCTCTAGCATCTGCTCTAACGAGTTGATTCATTTTATTAATGATGTCCATTGCAAATAATTTATCGATGATGATTCTCTTATCATTAGGAGTCATCGAAATAAAAGATTTAAAATCATTAATACTTAAAGATATGATGTTCGAGAAGATATGATAGGGCAAGCCAGTGACTTCTAGATCTATATATGCTTGGTAATCTGTAATACCGGCCTTGCCAATGTTATTATCATCACTTGGTTCATTGTCTTGTGTATGCTTCCATACTGTAAGATTTGAAGGCGATAGATTTCGTTCTATCGTAACATATGCGCCAGGCGATGTTTCGTCAAGTCCTTTAATATATCCATGTTTATTGAGACGATTTGCAATTTCATCTTTCTTAAATCGATCAAGTCTCCCGTAATAGAGAACTTTTGGAAGATTTACAAAAAATGATTTTCCATTTCCATTTTTTCCAAGAACCATCCATAGCCCGCCTTCGTCAGGAAGTTCAAGTGTTTGGAGTTTATTCCCAAACGGCCCGATATTACGCCACTCAATTTTTCGTAATTTCATTTTCTTATTCTTCTAATATTTTACACATTTTTTTAGACGCCCAAGAACAACCGGATTTTTTAATATCGAAAAAATAAACATCTTCGATTTCACTTATAGGCCAGGCGGGCTGCGAATCGCCATTTTCCCATTCAATTAAAACCTTTTTAGGCAATGTTGTCTTAGGAGTTTCAATTTGATCTTTATTTTCTGGAAAATAAAGATCGCCAAATTGCGCTAGATCTTCATCATGAAAAATAATTGTGTTTTCGGATTTAGATTTTAATGATTTTCTTTTCATTCTTCTTCCCCTGTATTTAAAATATTTTTAAAAATATAATTTACTTCATCAATCATTTCTGAAAGAGAATTAAAAATCATTTGATTTGAACGAGCTAATTTTGTTTGAATTATAACGTCTTCTTTTCTTTCATACTCAGGGTCAATTCCTATGATTGCCATTTTGTCTGTAGAATTGCACCACATTCCTAATTCATACAACACGATTGGATTCAAAGATCCTCTAGAAAACCAAAAGAAAAGAATATTAGCATCTCTTAAATGTTGGTATTCCCAGGTAATTTGTTCTTCAGCTGCATTAGGATCATTAATAGGGAATTTTTTTCTTCGAGGCGTATAAACTGTAAGATTTTCTATATCTCTTAGCTCATTAACAACGTAACTTTGCCAATCGCTACACCCAGAGATACCTCCCGCAAGAAACATCTTAATATTATTATTATTTTGTATAGAATATATCTCTTCTGGAGCAGTAATAATTAATGCCATGTTTATAAATTTAAATTTGAATAATTTTTTTCAATTATGATAATATAGTTAAAGCCTTCTTTTTTTGTAAAGTTTTCTTTAGCGTCAATTTTTTGCTTGTCTTTATTATATAAATTTATGTTTTTAATTTCGATTATTAAATTTAATGATGGGATATAAAAATCTGGATGGTAATAATGAACCTTTTTATTGTAAATGTATCTAATCGATGGGCCTCGTTTCATATCGGGATATTTATCATAATATCTTTCAAGAAAATCTAATTCATATGTTCCTTGATACCAAAGATCTGTATTTCTAAATTGTTTTAATCGTAACTGTTTTTTTTGACTTTTCTCAAAGAATTCATTTACTTGAGATACATTTTCCACTCCATATTTTTGTTTAAGAGTTTTTTGCAAAGTTTTTTTTCTTTTTTCTTTTATTTCTTTATTTTTTGACGGATTATCTACGCCATATTTAGTTATGCTTGTTTCTTTAAATTTATTTTTTACAAAATCCAATACCATATTATTCGTAACACCATAATTATTCATCCAAGTATTTTCTATTTTTTTTCTAATTTCATGGCGTTCTTCTTTTGATTTATTTTTCCAAGTATTTCTTTGTTTTTCATTTACATCTTTTCTTTGTGATGCGTATTTTACGCCAAAATGTTTTATGTTAGATAACACAGTTTGCGATATTTTATATTGTTTAGAACATTCTTTTGAACAGCAATTGTTATAGTAATATTTAAATCCTGTGAACTCAGTTTGTTTTTTGCATATTTTACACAATCCTTCGCCCTCTTCTTTAAGCCATTTGTCATAATAGGTTTTTAAATCATTATGTTTTTTATTAATATGATAAGCTAATTTATCTTTTTTATGAAACAGCGTATTACATTCTTCGCAAATAAATAATCCATCATCTGTTTTTCTAAATTCTTTCATCTGATCTTTAATTTATATATTCATCCAATTAAGACTATTTGTTATACTTCCTGTTAAATTTCTCTGGGCGCTTCAATTATTAATGCCATTTTTTTTTGTTTTTCGTGAATTTTTTCTTTTTTTCTTAAATTTCTTTTCTTCTTTTAATTTAACGTTGCAACGTATTGTTGCCTTTGCTTTCGAAATTAATTCGTCTATAGGATCTTTTTCATAGCCAAAACGTGCGTCACCTTCCATTAGAATGTAAAGGTCTTCGCCTATTAAATCTGCAACATTTTTTAGACTATCAAAATCTAAGCTAACGTTTAAATCTCCATACCAAATTTTACCATATTTTTTCGTTAATACGTTGGCGTTGAATATAACAAGATCGCCTTGATGTTCTTTGCAATATTCACTTTTTGAAGGAGCAATCATTCGCCCAAGCTTTAAGCCATTAGTAGCAAAGACAAGGTAGCAGTCAGGATCCGGCTCAAACTCCGATGGGAATTGCTGTATGTATTCGTTTTCTTCTTTTTTCATTATTCGATATCCTCCTTCGACGCACGCTCGTAATAACGTCTATTCAATAGTTTTAGTTTAACAAGAACTTCAGCCTGATGTCCTAAATCTTCAATACTTAATTCAAGTAATGAAAGTATGTCTCTTATGTCTACTCCTTCGGCAAGTTCAGATATTTCATCTTCAAATTTCTTTCTTTCGGTTGTTGTTTCAATTTTTTTATATCTGCAGTCCTTTATTATATCTATAAATCGTGTAAGATTAAATGTATGCACATATTTGTCAGGAACGATAATGTCAGTATAATTATTTGTTAATATTTTTATGGTTTCTCCTAAGGAAAGTTCTAAAATATTTTCTAAAGTCATACGTTGAAATAGAGGAGAAAAATCATTCTCGATGAACTCGAAGCTATCTTCATTCGGGTTAAAGATATATATGCCTTTAGTATTTCCAATGTCGCTACGCTTCATATGATACGGCGAGCCTAAATATATGATATTAGCTAATTCCTGTCGCTTATGGATATGTCCTGAAAAAACTCTTTTAATGCTTCGGAATTTTCTAAAATCCGCTGACGTAGATTTTATTTCGCGGCCGTTATCATATTTAAAGCCTGAAATTTCAGAGTGTGCAAACACGTAATCAATTTTGTTTGCTCGAGCATAGCTTTCTTCGGTTTCTTTATTTCCTATCCACGGCAATATCATTATCTTATTTACATTGTTTGTAATGATACAAGGCTTCTGATAAATAGTAACATTAGGAATATGACGAAACGCCACTATTGAGTTAACATCAGTATCATATTTTTTGTAAATATCATGATTTCCTGTTAAAAAATATACGGGTAGAATTTCGGATAATTCAATAATAATATCTATAGACGTATTCATTACAAATATATCTAATAATTGACGATTATCAAACCAGTCCCCAAGAATGAAAAGTATATCTCCTTTTTGAATATTTTTTTTCAGATACGGAATATAAAAATCTCGAAAAAAAGATTTTTGATTTTGTAGCCATTCTAAAGAATTGGCACGAACTCCGAAGTGTAAGTCGGATAATAAAAATATTCGATTATATGGTATATGTTGTGTATCAAGTTTATAATGTTTTAAATCACTCATAAAATTGGTTTATTATTTTACTTAAAATAATCGTTTTGTTTTTATTTTATCTGATAAGCCATATTTGTTATTTAATTCTCGGAGCAATCCTTCTTTTTCTAGAACGCCTATTTCTGAATATAATTGATTATAGTTTATTTCAAAGAACTCGGCAAACGCAATAAATATTTCCATATTAGTGTAATTTTTTTTGTTTAGCAGTTGTTCTTTAAAATAATAGTACATTTTTACACGATCGTTTCCGTCGGCCTTTTTTCTTTTACGATACTTGTCATAATATGTTGAATTAATAAAAATGTTGTACATTTCATCATCTAACATTTTTAAAACTCGATTCTCAACGATATTATCACCCAACTGATCTTCGTATAAATGAAACACGCTGTCTTCGACCCGAATAACTGAGCCAAAATCCTCTCCGATATAATCTTCCTTAAAATTAGGTGTTTCTACTTTGGTATTTTCTTTTTTTGTATTCATAAGTATGTGTTATGTTAAAATAAATTAGACCCTGTAATATTTATACTATCAAAATCTGGATTTTCTGACGTCTGAGGTTCTAAGGCAGATGTATTTGCACTTATAGCTGCATGAATATCTACCGTTCGTCCTTTATTTTGTTGACCTCGAGGTTGTTTGTGGCCTGAACGAATGCTATTGATAAAAAATTCAAGATCTTCAATTGGTGCATTTCGATCTTCTTCAATTCGAGCATATAACCACTCCATTGAGAATTTTTTTCTTGTATTTTCATATCCAGCGACTCTATTTGCTAAACATTTAAGATAATATTCCCCCGCTGCTTTCATTTCAGCAGTTGTAATAATTCCAAAAAGGATATCTACAGTATGAAGAAGACCCGCAGATTCAGCGATTGAACCAAGTCCTAAGTCATCGTTTTCCCAACCACTTCTGTTTGTTTGTGTAACAGTTATAATTGCCCATCCATTCTCTTGACCCATAGCGCGTATATCTTCAGAAATCTGCTTTATTTTAAGATACATATTCTCTGAGTTTGGATTTCTCCAGTTTTTCATAATGTTAATGTAGTCAATAAAAACATTATCAAACTTTATTCCTAACGTTTCTTGCGCTTTTTTAAGATATGATGATATATCATTTGCCGATGCTGTAGCCGAAGGAAATTCCTTAACATGTAATTCGCCCAAGGGCTGCAAGGCGCGTTGCTTCAATGTATTTAATTTTTGTTTAAGCAAAGGCTGATCCTTCGTTAAGCTTTCATAATCATCTAACGGTGTATTTAAAAGATTAGCTCCAATACGCATATGTACGAGTTCTTCTTGAAGTTCCAAAGTTATGTATGCTGTGTTAAATCCGTGTAATACAGATTTTGACGCCATGTTGCATAACCACATTGATTTTCCTGACTTAGGCATGCCAAAAAGAACCATAAGCATTCCCTTCCAATATCCGCCCTTCGTGCATATGTCAACATAATCATAGCCTGAAGTTGTTCTGGCCAAACGGGTTTGCATATGAGATGTAGGATCAAAGAAACTTGAGCCTATGTTAAATGAAAAATCAATTGCAGTTTCGTAAGATAGCATATGTCGTATTTTTTCAACGACTTCATTCGCATTCTCAGCTGTTACACTCGTGGTTTTCATGAATGCAATCGCTTTTCGCATAACGTTATCCAAGTTCCTAACCTGAATCCACGGGCCTACATTATCTTCTAGCCAATCATCGCCGTATTGCGCTAAAAGATTCTTTGCATTATATAATGTAGATACAAGATCATCAGGATATTTTTCACTTAGTCCTTGAAGTTGAACTAATTGAACCATTTGATCCTTTGAAGGTGGCTCTTTATATTTTAAGGCATGTCCTTTAGCAATTTCAAACAGTTCTCTAATGTTTGTATTTGTAAAGAACTCCGGCTTTGTTGTGCTAAGAAATATTTGATTACCTAAAATATAATGATAAAATACTTGTTCCTGATACGCTGTAATACTCATTGACTAAAATAATTTTTGTTTATATTTCCTTTTCCCATAAATGTTTTATTACACGATAACTTGAGTATTTAAGTTTTTCAAGATATCCCATTTCTACTAATTTGTCTAAGTCATCTGAAATAGATTCTAAAATTCTTACTCGGGTTTTAAAAAATGCTTCCCGGGTTTTAAATTGTGAGGTTTCACCATCATATCTTCTTTCTTCATCTAAAAAATAAACAATTTCAAATAAAAAATCTTCAAGTGTTGGCTCCTCGATAATTCCAATAAGGTGTTTAATTTTTGCTTTTGATATATCTAACGGCTTCATATAAAAAGAGTTTATTGTTATAAATCAAAAAAGGCCTGAAGTTTTATTTCAGGCCTTAATGAAGTGTTAAATAAAGATTAATTATATTTCAGTTGGAGTCTCAAAATCTTCAAGTTCAGAAATATCAACCTCATTATCAGTTTTATCATCTCCCATTTCTGCATCATCCAAAAGATCTCCAGATATTTCTACTAAATCATCAAGAGATTCAATGCTTGGAAGCATAAAGGTTTTCTTAATAATATTATCATCAAGTTGCTGAAGAACCTCATGCGTAAATACTTTATCCGTATAAAGCTCAGAAATAGGAATTTCTCCGCCAAGATGTTTACATACAAGAGTTCGAGCAGTATCCTTTGGCAATGCATAACGAATGCCATCATCATTTTTTATAGTGCTGTTAACAGGTACAGTAAATTGCTTGCAGGATTTTTGTTCAGATGGACTAAGTTTTCCATAGTCTTTCGTAGTTAACATTTTTCCACGAATTATTCCGCAAGATTCCCAATTAACGAATTTTTCAAGACCTACATACGGATTGGGTTTCTTATAGAATGGAATATGAATTTGAACTTTAATCGGACGAGCAAATCTTTGTTTAAATGGATGAACAGTAACTACGATACCTATTTTTGTAGCTTCAATGCCCTGCTTTTTAACATGGTCTTCAGAATCTTTATCAGTAAGCTTCGATTTTGTTAAAGTAAATATGATAGAAGCATTGAACATTGCTCCTCCGCCGCCAGATATTGTTTGGCCCGGAATATATGATCCTATGCTTGCATATGTATGATTATTTAAAATAAATGGTATTGCGTTTTTAGCAAAATCGTTGCCTATAACTCTAAACATTCTACGAATAGATTGTTGTTTAGTCATATCTCTTTTACCCGATCCTGAAGTTGTATCTTCTTTTTCTTTTGTGGATGATAAGTTTCCAAGAGAATCAAGAACAACGATTATTTTAGGTGGAACCTTTCCTTGTTTTTTTAGTTCACTCACAGTTTCATTTAATTTTGCAGCTAATGTTGCAAATTCCTCGATAGTATTAACGTTTTCAATACGAAATGCATTAGTGTCTATGCCTAAACGTTTAACAAAATCGACATCAATAGATCCTTCAGAATCATAGTAAATTGGAAAATAGCCAAGCGCTTGTGCATTACGAATAATGGAACACGCTATATAAGTTTTGCCTGTTCCGGTTTCTCCCGCAAACATAAGTGATCTTCGGTTGGGCATGCCACCAAATAATGAACCGCTTAATGCAGCGTTCAATATGTATGAGCCGGTGGGAATCCACTCATCGATTCTTGCGTATAAACTATCTTCTATTATTGCTCCGTCTGGCGAGAATTTTGAGAGCATATCGTTCAACTCTGTAAATGAACTCTTTTTACCATCTGAAGTCTTGGAAGGTGACATTTTTTTAGCCATAGTCTAATAATTAGTTTATTTATTTTATTAGACTATGGCTAAAAAGTTTTCGAATATTACAAATTAAGCTAGGCCAGTTCTTTTAAGCTTTTGAGCCATTTCAGCCGGTTTTGCGTTGAAATCTGCGCGTATTGCGCTATAGCCCTGAGCGAGGTTTTGAATTCTTGAAAAATCGATGCGCTTAGCAATTTCTGATGCCAAGGCACTCGGAGAAACGCTAAATGTGTAGCCATTTTTAACATTATCAATAATCTTTGCAATCGCCTCATCTACAACATTATTAATTTGCATCTTTATTCTTTTACCCTCAGAGTCTATTCTTGCATCAAGTTTAGGTCTTTTGATGTTTGCGTATTTTTTAGCTCTTTCTGTTTGTGCGGGATTTACATCAGAATAATAAGGGCCTTTTTCCAAAGGATCCTGAACGCTTTTTGCTGCCTGGCGGCCTTTAATAATTTCATTACGCTTTGGATCTTTTGTAATAGCAAATATTTCTAAATCATCAAACGTAGTATCGCCTTTCATTGCATCAACTACACTTATGATTTCATCAAGTGTATACTTATCATCATAATTATAATGACGTC